CTTTTTATGAGTATACTGCTAATAAAAAAATATTCAAATAAAAAAAAATTATCACAGTTTCGAATTAACGTAATTATTAATCCAATTGTAATTGTAGTATTTGTGAATAATATATTCTTGCTGCTCTTTACATTGTTTATAAAGGTTTTCGTCGTTTTTTAATTTGTTAATTTTTTCGATATATTCTTGCGGATACGTAAAAATACATTCTTCTGAAAAAAACTCATTTTTATCAAACGGAAATAAAACATCCATTTCTTCCATTATCATTAATGAATCTCTCGATAAACCTTCAAACATTCGTTTACAAATTTGTCCATGACCGTTTAAATGTAAAAAGTATTTGTACTTATTAAAGAGGTTTAAAAAGTTTTGATAATTGCTGTATTCGGAAACAAAATGTACCCCGGGAGCCATAGCATTTAACATAGTTTGTCGATTGCACCATGTATCTCTTTTCCCGGGTGGCATGTCGTTATATGCACTACCTGGCCATATACATTCATTAATTCCTTCGTTACCTTTTATTTTATGTTCGAAAAGCAACTTACAAGAATTTATCGGGGCAGAGCCGAACATTAAAAAAGGGAACGAAAATACTTTATTGCTATAATCGTATAAATGTGTTCTACGATACTCTCTTTTAAAGATAGCTGAGTACGGTAAAAAGTTTTTTTGAAACCATTGTTCACCAACTGAACAAACAGCCCTATCATGATAATCTAAAAATATTATATGATTATATTTTATTTTTTCTAATTTCGCGGCAAGTTTTGTAAAATATCTTTGAAACGGTTCTCTATCATCTGGTGTATCAAGCTCATTCCAATTATTTGTGCCTGGGTCGTTTATATGGTTAAGATTAAAAATAATAATTATTTTGTCATACTCTCTTTTAAAATTATTATACTCTGTAATTGAAATGTTATAACGATTCTCAAGTACTTCGTGCGAGACCTGCTCCATATGTTTTTTAATATGAAACTCGTCTCCTGTGTCTAAAAGTTTTGTTGCATCCTCACAAAAATAATCTGCCGGAGCAAACATATTGTAAGAAGTTATAAACGTTGCAAACGGGTCTATTATTAAATTACACATATATTAATTACCAGTAACATCCACCTTCGATATTTTTATATCTCTCAGGTGTTTCGTCTAGAGATGGTCTTGTCCAATAATCATTATAAAACACTTTTCCTATATCGCCACTATCCCATCTACCACCTTTAATACCGAAAAGTAACTGTAAAGGTCCTCCGAGATGAATACCTTTCTTACCACATTTACGGGCATGAGCAATTAAAGGAAGAGATGAAGCTCCAGCACCGGTTAATACTACATCATAATCCAAACTATTCATTTGTTCTTTAATATCATTAACCATTTCAATCCAAGAACTATATTTACTTGGTTTGTCTATACCCGGTGAATGCTGATGTTTAACAGTTAAAAGCTCAAAATCTGGTAACAAACGTGGATCTTTCCAGATTTTATCTTTTATTTTATACTGTTGTTTTATTGTTTCGGTAAAAGGAGAAATAACTAACACTTTCTTGTCTTTTAAATGTTCAGTCCACGGAGCGCCAAAATAAAAAGGCTCTAAACTTTGCAAATCTATTAATTCGCATTTTGGAGAATTTTTTTTAATAAAACGAGCTTCAAAATCTAAATTAAACATTGACCACCAGGCCAGGCAATCAATATTAGGTAAACTACTCACTATTTCTTCTATAAATTCGATACGGGCTCGTTCAGTTTGTGGAAATACCCCTGTGTTGTTATATATCTCTTCAACAACATTTGGTGCCCATTGTATAGGTTGGTTTTTATGTTGGAAATAAAAATAATTGTAAATGCATATTAGTTCGCAATTGCCAATTTTACCTGCTGCAAACGGGGTTGACTCTTTAAAAGAATTGTATAAAAAAAATGATCCCTGTAAAGCTTCTTTTTTTGTAAACGTGTTTTGGTTCATATACTACCCTATTACAAAAACGTTTTTAAGTTCCGGGTTCATTATTAATGCCCCGGTTGCAACATTCGATACCGGGTGTATAAAATAATCACATTTACTGAGGGCGTAACCTTCAAGATAATGGTATGCAGCATCGATAAGCTTCATTTGACTGCTATGATGAGGTTCGGCATGGTGAGCTGTTTCAGAGCGTGTTGTATTAGAGTTGTGTATAGTTTTAAAGTGTGTTTTAAACCAGTTCAAATCGTGTTTATTATCTATTGCACAAACTACTACAAAATCTTTTAGACCTAATTTATTCAGAGCATTTAAATAAGTATCAATAGTTGGTGAAGTTTTTCTAGGTTGCTCAACCCCTAAATTGTTGTTCCTAATTAATACACCTACTTTTGGTAAATCTTTGTAAAATTCAAATTGTTTTGCAAAAACCCTAGTGAATATTTCATCAAGGTAGTTAGTATGTTTAATATATTTTTTATAGACTTTGTTAAATCGTAATCTCCATTCTTTATGATCTTTACTTAAATACTTGTTAGCTACTAAATGAGCTGTATAGTTTTGATTAAAAAACATTTTTATGGTTGCTGTCTCGTTAGATAGAGTAGCTTTATCACTAACGTACTCTTCAAATAAGGGTTTATAAATATCACCGCTGTTGTATTGAAATGCAGGAGCATCATGCATATTCCAGGTAACCCGTGTAATTAGCTCGTCATATAATTCAAGACCTTGGATAACAAGATTAAATTGAGAAAAAAAACCACCACCGCATATATGTGGCTCAAAAACAATGTTCATTTTATTGAAGTTGTAAAATATAATCTAAACCTAAACTTTCAAAAAACAGCTTGCAGAGTCTAGCATTAGGTATCACACAGTGGCCACCGATTTTTTTATCTTTAGGTGGATACAATACCGGACGCACAACGTTTTCCATACCTAACTTTTGATAACCTTCATTATATGAAGTATTCCATCTTGTTGCTACTTCTTCATAGTTAACATTATAATCTGTACAGAGTTTAAAAATATCATTATGAAAAGCAATACATACCCCGTAATAAGTTGTGCAAAGTATTTTTGCAAGCTCGGTTGTAACACTGTTTTCAAGTACTTCATACTTTATTTCAAGTTCATCAAAATGTTTTTTAGTGATGCTTACTGCTTCGATTGTTTCTCCGCCGATAAACTTTATAAAAGTTTTTAAACCTTCGTACAACTTTGGATGTACTCCTCTGACTGGTGAGTGCACTATATTAGTATTTTGTGTTTTATCTATAATTTGTCTTGTCGTTTCGGGTATTACAGTGCTATGAATAATAGTTAAATGTGGCGTATAAGTTGTAATATAGTTTGAAACTATTTCTACGAAGTTATTTGTATACGGAATGCAAATATTAAGTATATCAATATCTTTAGTTAAACTATCAATACCTTTGCCGGTATCAAGAATCTGTATAGTAAACTTTTTCCCTAAATAACATTTCTCTAAGGACTCACCAATTTCTCCGTAACCTATTATACCTATTTTATTCATGTTTATAAAAATTTATAACTTCATCAATAACTTCATCGGTACTTTTAACAGGTTTCCAGTTTAAAAGTGTTTTTATTTTTTCGCTATTAGGTATTTTTTCTGGAGCCTCTGTGAATAAAGGTCCGTGTAACGTTTTTGGATCGACATGGGTTATGTTAGAATTACTGTTTGTAATATTTTTAACTCTCTCTGCTAAATACTTTATCGTATTTTCATTTTGCTCGTTACCAATATTCCATTCTTGATTCCAAAGCTCTGTTTTAGCTATACTTGCCAAGTATATACCATCTACAATATCTTTCACCCACGTAAAGGCCCGAATTTGTAGACCGTCATAATAAACTGTTATATCTTGTTCTGTTAGAGCTTGGTTTACAAATCGTGGTAGAACAAAACCGCCGTCTGGCAATTGATATTCCCCGGTAACGTTAAACGGTCTTATAATTTGGTATTTAAAATTGGTATTTATTTTTGCATGATTTGTAAGAACAATTTCTGATAAAAGCTTCGAAACAGCATATTCATTTCTTACAGAGTATTCACCATGTAAAACTTTATCATCCTCTTCTTTGAGATAGCTTTTCTCTAACCGATACCCGTAAATTTCAGATGTCGAGACAAATACTACCGGGCAATTACTATGATTCGATCCTTCAATAACACTATAAATATCATCTAAAATAATTCGAGCCATTTTTCCTGAATGTTTTAGTACCCCTACCGGGCCCACCGGTGACGCTAAGTGTAAGATAAGATCGAATTTTGGGAGATCGTTCCAATCCGTATGTATAATATCTTTAACTAAAACAGTGGCCAGTTTAGCTACAGGGTGATCTACATTAATTGCGTTTGTTGATAAATTATCTAAAACCCATACATCCCAATTTTCGTTATACCACTTTAAAATGCAGTGTGTACCTATAAAGCCTAGGCCGCCAGTTATTAAGATCTTTTTTTTGTTCATATTAAATCAAGTATTTCAGTAAAAGTTTTTTTATTCAAGATTTCTGCTTTATTTTTGTTGTAAAAACAAAAGTCTATATCAGCAGGGACATCAACATTTAATTTATTGTTATTTTTTTTCTTTTTAACTATCCCTATGACATCTTTATCTTCTTCAAACTCGTAAGCGAAGGCAGTGTAGTTATCACTATTTCTAATTTTTATAAACGCTTTATATGCTGTACCATGAGCGAATAGAGATGTGCTTTCTTCTGTTAAAGGGCCGACGTCGTGCATAAAAATAATACCGTCTTCATTCAGACATTGTATAGAGTTATTGAAATCTTTTATCACAGCATTCTCTTCATGGTCAGCATCTATATAAATAGCATCAAATTTTTTATTATTTTGCTCAAAAAAAGAATCAGTTGTACCAATAAAGGACGGAAAAACATCATTTACCTTAACAACATCAACACTACAAATAGATGGGCAGCGTATTTGACTGACAGTCCAAAGATGTTGACCGATACCTAGTTCGAGATATGTTTTGTATTCTTTATGTTTAAGAATAGCATTGATTAATTCTGCTTTATCCTTCATACTATAAATTTATGTAATATTTTTAATATTTCAATAGCTCGAGCTTCACATGTACCAAACTGTAATAACCATTCTCTTTGCTGATTTAAAAGGTTAATATACTGTTTAGTGGGTTTATTATCAACAACAAGCGTAGTAATTAATGAATTTAATTCTTGCTGATTGGAATATGATAATGTTGGAAAATCTTTAGGCTGACAGTTTATTGGCTTTGAGTTGTAATCACAGAATAGTAAAAGGGTGCCTGCTGCCATTATCTCGTAGTGCCTTAAACAGTCCCATCCACCTTTGCGACAAGTTAAACCGAACCATGACTCAGCAAGATCTTTATAATACTCATTTTCATTGTCAAATTTTTGTGTTGAGTTTTCACGGAAACATGCATTAGGTGGTGCTGTACTTTGAAATATTTTCTTTTTGATATCAAAATTTATAGGTTGAATTTTATTTGCTGGTATACCGAAACCAGTCGGAAAAACAGTTGGAAATTCTTCTAATAATTCCCTTTTAAAGCATTTTTCTGTATACTTACTACCTATTACAATATCACCGTTGTATTCGATCATTCTAGTACCTACACCGTATAAATCGTGACCATCGGTATACCAAATATTTGAATGTTCAGGTAGAGAATATGTTTCCCCGTAGCATGGCCCTGAGCCAACAATTATTACATCAAAATCCTTAACTTTAATATTATTTCGATCATATGAAACATCTTTTATTGTTGTTGTGCAGTATGTAAAACCTTTACCATGTAAAGTGTTTTTTGGTGTATCAGAAAAATCTCCATATAGGATTTTTTTCTTTGGATATTCAACAAAGTTATCCCCTAAAACACTTCGAAAGCCGTGGATTAATGAAAGCTCAAGATAATCTCCTTGCTGTCTGGGATCGGTAGTAGCTATGAATAATACTCTCATTGATACGTGTTAATAATTTGTCGATTTGCAATAAGGGCTGAACCTGATGGCCCTGGCATATCCCCGCCGTATTTTATGTTTAAAAGGGAGTCTTTCCATTTTAGCCACGTATTGCTAATATCGGGTCTGTCTTCCCCTATAAAAAGATCCCAATGTTGGTATGTCTCTTCAGGTAGTTTCTTGTATATTGTACTGTGACTATCACCGTTATATTTTTGTAACCAATAAGGTGTAGACAGATGGCACCCAGGTATATTGAGTGGGGACTTCCACGAATAGTCGTATGTACTTTCTTGACTTTCATATAAGGCTAGATCAGCCTGATATATTCTCCATACCCAATCTCTGTCTTCCCAACCACCGTTTAAAAATCTTTCATCCCACCAACCAATTTTTCTTATTAGTTCTTTAGCAAACCCCATAAAACCAACATTATATAATAACACACAACTCATTCCGTTTTCTAGCTGAAAAAGCATATTTTTGACTTGTTCGACTGTTGGAAAAGTTCTATCATTTATTAAAATGACAAACTCGGTAGGAGATGTTACAATAGAGTGATTTATAAGTTGAGAATAAGAAGGATATATTTTTGGGTATCTGTCAATTCTGTTATTCCAATGTACAGTAAATTCTTCTTCAAGGGGTTTTAATGCTTCAATTTGGCTGTTAACAATATCTCTGTTACAGCCGCAGTGTAAACATACTGTGAATTCTTTTATTTTCATTTGAAATTAGTCCTTAACATATTCTAACCACTCTTGAAACCTCCACCCAGTGCCTTTGGAGGTATCACCTCCAACAAAATGTCTTGCTATAACCTTATCTTTTGTTGTTCGAAGAATATCGTATGTATCTGGTACACCGTTATTACCTGTTTCTTCTACAAGATGGGTTACATTCCATTCTACTGGAAGTATTTCTGTATTATCTAAAATTTCTTCAAGTTCGAAAATTGTATTTTCTTTTCTTGTATGAAATCCGTAATTTGGTAAATCAAAATATGATTTCCAGCTATGTGCCGGGAGACCTACAAGATGATAGTAGGCATCTTGATCATGATCATATAGTGGGTGATACCCGTTAAAGTTTTCTTTCCACACAGGGAAGTTTTTAAGCTGTTCGTATCTTTCACGCGAGAGAATACCATTTATAAGTTTTTTTGTATAGTCATTAATTTTTAATGAAAAAAGACCCGTGTTATGGGAGTTACCTGAATCGATTGCATAGGTAAAACTCTTATTTGTTATAAGTGGTTGATCAAGTTTAGCGATAAAAACATCACAGTCAGTATATGTAATAATATCACCGTCTTTTAACTTACCGGCTTTTATTCCTTCATTAATAAACCACCATCTTGCAAATCTTTTATCGTTACTAGAGTCATGAGGTACAACTATAGGAGAAGGTAGATTTGCTGTTTTGGGTGTTAATTGAATGTATTTAAAGCCGTGTATTTCACAATATTTACGAATACGCGGAACATTATAATTTTCAAATATTTGTTGACGTTGATCCGGATACTCAGCTATAGTAATAAAGTATTTGTTCATAAAGTCGATGTAATTAAATTTCTATAAAAATTAAAATAAGCTTTTTCTTTAGATTTACCAATAATTGTATTATATTTTTCTTCTAAATCTACTTCAAAAAGATCTTTCCAGTCATTAATAAAAAGTATCGGGCAATCTTTAAAGTAAACCATGGGCACACTTTTGAGAACAATAGGTATAGTACCTATATAAATTGACTCCCAAATGCGATGACAATCAACACTATTACCGGGAGGGGAAATTATAAATCTATATTGTTTTGCAGTATATAAATATTCTCTGTAGGATTTTTTATTTGTTTCTATATACAGCCCTTTAATATCTTTTAATAAATTATTAACATCTTGTCTTTGATTTAAATTAGTTCCTTTATCAAAATTAGAGTATATTAAACCGGTTTTAGATATATCTACATTATTAGCAACGTCGAGTAAAGATTGTTTATCGCCATGAGGCCAGCATTCATTTGCAATACCTATAGGTATAGGTTGAAGTTTGTCATGTATAATATGGCAGTTCATGCCGAACCATTTAATCAAACGAGGGTGATTTAAAATTGGTAAATATATTTCAGTGATTGGATTATCTGAATCATGTGTTAATAATACAAAATCATAATTAATATGAGGTAAATAGCGATTGTAAAAATCGTTAATATAATCAGTTTTAACAAAAAAGATATTTCGAGAAGGGTCTAAATGTACACCGCAGTTACGTCTTTCGCTTAAACAATTTTGTGCGAGAGATATAACTTTTTCAGGTGTGATTATATTATCAACAATTAACATATTATAGAAAATGAGTTATAGCTTTTTTATTATGTATATGCAAGTTAAAAAGAGGTATTTGTTCATTATTATATAATACATAGGGACATTTATCAAAAATAACTTTAATTCTATTGTCTATTATTTCTTTTCCAACATAATGCCTATACTCAGTATACCCTTGTGGTGCACCTTGATTGGTACCACCTAAAAATTGACCGTATGATATCGGGTCAAAAAGATATTGCAGTTTGTTAAAGTTTTCTGAAAATGGACCGTATGGCAAGCACGGTAGCATTTTATAATTCTTTTTAGCTCGATAGATTAAATCTATAAATGCCATATCGGTTACATGCCCGTAAAAATGACCAACGTACGGGCTTAAAACACTATCTCCTTTCTTCAAGAGTGTTATATGATGTTTAACAAAATTTTGTCCAGCTAAATCGTCTTTAAATGCCATAAGAGCTAAAGCTGAAGCGTGAGGGGCTTCATTTGAATAGGCAAATTCCCCTGTATCGAGAAGTTCAAACAACGATTTAAAGTTTTTTGCAAAAATTAAATTATCTGCTTCAACATGAATAGTGTTTTTTAAATTTTGCTCTTTAATAAAAATACCTAATAAAATACTTCGTATAAATGTAACAAACCAAAAGGTATCATAGCGGTATCGAGGCCATAGGGTATCTAATATATTAATAGTTTCTTTGAATTCATTAGTATTGCAAATACTGTCTTCAACTGCTACAACTTGAATATTATCAGAAATATCTAAAAGCTGTTTTTTAATATTTTCAACTTGACTACGCTCTGTTAAAAAATAAGCATTTTTGGTTTTTTTAGAGTTATGTTGTAGCGTTTTTAAATAGTAATCAGGGATGTTTGTATAACTCCATTGATTTGATGGTGCATTTTTAGGGGCATAAAAATTACTAGTCAAAAAAACGTATACTAAATTAGAGTCCATTATTATGAGTATAGTTTAGTATAAAAATTATTCAATAAAGGTTTTTTATTATACTGATGTATAATAGCAGGGGTATTACCGTTAAAGGTAAATATATCGTTTTGTATATTTTTTTCTGTTAATTCGGTGTCTGATACCTGGGAAAGATGTACAAAAAAATTATTACCATGACTTAATAACTTTGGTGTTATAGTTTTATGTTTGTAATATAAAACATTTAATATTATTTGATCTAAAATAGGGTAGTTGCATTTAGGTAGTATGTTTTGCATTTCATAGGCCATCTTTTTAAAATAGTCCTGTAAAACGTTTTTATGCCCGTAAATAACACCACTATTAAGTATTTTTAAAGGTGTTAACTCGTTTGATAGCTCAGGGTAACTAACACGAAGCCATGTTGTATTTACGTCACAGTCTGCAAATGTTTTCTTTTCTTCACACACAACAAAATCATTTTCAGTATTAACTAATTCTTTGCATACTTTAAACGGGTCGTCTTGAAAAATTACATCTGTATCAGAAATCAGTACATGTTCTATGTTTTTTAAGTTTTTTAGGTAAAGATAAAATAGTACAGGTTTGTAATTAAATGCTGTTAAATTAGTAGGTATACTATGTTTAAGTAATAAAGTTTTAATATCAAAAGGTACTACCTTTTTATATTGTTTAAAACAATTTGGTATATCTGTTATTAAATGTAATTCTCCGGTTGAATATTTTTCGAAACTTTTTAAGAAAGGCTTTAAAAAATCTACAGAATAATTTAAAGATAGAGACAAACAAATATTTTTAGTTGTATTATTGTGCATATTTATTAAGAATAAATTCTTTTATACCCTTCTTTTTATCATATTGATGTATAATTGCAAAATCGTTATTACTACTACAATTGTAAATTGTGTTGTTTCTAATCCATTTTGTTAAATCTTGTATTTCATCCTCTTGAGACAAGTGTATAATATAATCGTTACCATGAGGCAGTATATTAAAATTTAATTCTTGAGTATTATAGGTTAAATAGTTTAATATAACTTGATCATAAGCAAAAAAGCTATTTTTAGATAGTAAAACTGATAGTTCATTAACTACCTTCTTTTGATAGTCAATTAAACTTTTAATTGGACCTATAGTTACCCCGCAATTTAAAATTTTTTTATTTTTTACTAAGTCGTATGTTTGCAAATACCCCTGCTTATACCACCAACTATTAGTATCACAATCTTTATAAGAATGCCTTTCTTCTGATAAGAGAAGTTTTTCTGTATCAAAAGTTGTATTATAAATTGTAAATGGGTCTTTTTGAAAGATCACATCAACATCTGTTAAAAGAGCTGTTTGATATTTTTCTGTTTTTAGAAGCTCTTTTAATAAAAGATAGAAAAGTATAGGTTTTAAATTATATGGAGTTAAATTAGCTACTTTATATTTTTTAGTAAATTCTTCAAAATTTACTAAGTGTATACTATTACCTAAAATAGGTATATCATTTTTTGTTAAATTAGTAATTAAAAATAAATCTCCTATTACTTCTTTTTGATAGCTTTTGAGAAAAGGTATCAAATAACTTGATGGGTAATTTAAAGATAGAGCTACTGTGACATTCATAATTTAAAGTATTTTTTTTCTAATTCGACCTCGTTTTCAAACGGAACGTACCATAATATATTATTATAAGTCTGACGTTTTAGCAAAACATTTTGTACATAGGAAAACCATTTTTGAGCTAAATTATCCGGGTCTTGTATAAAATTTTGTTCGTTGTATGCATTTCCAGCATCTTGTTCCATAGATGTACTTTTGTGATCTAAATGAAAAATAACTGCTGGGGGTTTATTAAGTGTTAAACATTTCCCGTATAGCAGGCATTTACAATAAAAATAAGTGTCCCAGTAGGCCCGGCTTAAAAGCATAGATTTAAAGCGATGTTTATTTTTAACCCACCAGCTGTTTTTAATAGCAAATCCGTCAAAGCCATGAACACTTAAAGATTCCGGTACGCTATTTTCATCATCTATAGAATCCAGTTTTGTAAAATGTAACTTACTTGCTAAAAAACAATCATAAGTCGAGTTATCAATAATTGTTTTTATAAAACGATTTGAAATTAAAATATCATTATTAATGAAAATAAAGTAATCAGTATCTTGCAAAGCAAGGTGGTTAAAAATTTCATTAACAAAAGGTATTTTTTTATCTGTTATATTTTTAGGTATTTGATCAAGACAATGTATATTATTAAACCCTGTTAAAGTTGCAAACTTTTCATCTTTAAAGGTTAAGTTAATAAGTTCAATATTGGAATAAAGTTTTTTAACCTTATGTAGAGACTCTACACACATTTTTTCTCTATCATTAAGTTCTTCTTCTTTTTTAAAATTATTAATACCTATAGAAATTTTCATGACTTTAATTTCTTTAGTTTAGCTACAACCTCTTCTTTTGAAACATTGGGTATTTGAGTGACGTGTCTGTCATGTTTCTTAATAAAGTATTCCCATTCTTTTTGAATTCGCTGCTCTCTAGAGCCGTCTGCTCGTTCTCCCTGAAGACGGGACACTGCATTAGGGTTGTTTCCTATTAGTTCATCTGAACCAGTAACATCAGCAAACCACCAAAAAGGGGCTGCATAATCTTGTTGGGACTCTCTGTAAGCCATGTCAATATCCCAGGGGTCTCGGTAGTTAGTATCGTATAGTCCTGTTTTTTCATAACAGGACTTGTGATGATAGGTAAACTCATTACACATATTTTGGAAGAATGATACACTAATGTTGTTTTTATACTCAACGGTAAGTCGAGGTGTTCGTTGACTAGGTGTACCAGATTCCCAAGATGTAGATACAAAAGAAAAGTATTTCAATCCCGACTCTTTAGAAGCTTGTATATATTTGTCAAAGATGTCTGCGGATTTTAAAATCATATCATCTTCAATAATAAAGATGTGTTCACAGTTTCGTTGAAGTAAGAAGTTTATACAATCGTTTCTACATACTGACGGGTAAACGTTCTCGGAGTGTTGTATCCAATTACCTTTATATTCGTCTTTATATCTATCCCCTCCATTAACGGTAACTAAAATATCAATCTTATCTAAAGGTAAAGAATTATAAAGAGCTTTATAATACTCTTCAGAATTATACGTAGTTATACCTACACCTATTTTACCCTTGGCCATACTGCTTAAAAAAATTATTAATTTGTTTAAATGTTTCAAATTTGCGTTTTAAAAAAATTTTATTATCAATATTTTTATAAACATCATTTAAGAAGTCTAACATATAACGGCCGTTGTATCGAATATAACTATATTTTTTATTTTTTGGTATTTCAATTTTTACATTATTAGAATAATTTTGTTTTAAAAACTCGCAAATCATATCTCTGAAAGATGGTGACCCTGTACATATGTTAAATGTACGAAAATTTTTATTAAAAATTTTTATTGATCCGTCCCCATCTATAACACCTCTTAAAAAGTTTAATTTATTATCATGACTTAAAGTATTAAACCATTTTGTTACATTAAGGGCATAAGTTTTATTTTTTGTAATACCAACTTCATTTAGTAAAAATTCTATAAACTTTTTATTGCTCACATACCAAGCTAAGCAATTATCTTTTCTTTTAGAAATTTTACCACCAAATCTTTTATGTAAACACTGTATTAATTTTATATCAGAATTACATGCAGTTATTGAAAAAGAGTAGCCTATATTTTTTGTTTTGTTACTATTAGGGTATCGTAATGTACCATCTGTAACTATTAAACCAATAAGGTAGTAAAAATCCCAATCTTTATTGTTCAGTATATTAGCGGCTAGAGGGTCCCGTTTTTTAAGAGTATATTCATATTGACAATATTCAGGTCGTGGGCAAAATTTTAAACCTTTTTTGATAACCTGTTTACAGTTTAAACAGGTATTTTTATTTTCTACTTCATTCACAGCATTATTATTTATGCAACTCTTTGATTTTTTTAATGTGGGTTATAACTTCTTCTTTTGTATATTGTTTTTCATACGGGTTACGAACATCAAATCCGTTTTTTTTAGCAAAATAGTCAGCAGCTTTGTGAAAATTTTCAATCCATTTTTGATCTCTACGAATTTCAGAACCAGAATGACTGCTATCAATTTCTTCTATATATTTGTTACTGTCTGCAATGTCTGCAAACCAGCGAAACGGTGGATGCATATCTTTTTTAAATGCATCAAATGTGTGTTGTACGTGCTCTAAAGCATTAAAATAAAACTCATCCATTAAACCAACTACCTCGATACATTTTTTAGTGTACATCGAAAATGCTCCATAAACATTAGGGTAGAGACATATAGAAACTGTAGGTGAATAATCTAACTTAAGACGTATAGCAGGTGAACCATCAGGTTTGTAATTATCTGTACCATGAAAGGCAAAGTTAAAATGTTGTATACCAGATGCTTTCGAAGCTTCTATATACTTTTCAAATACTGTCTTATCTTTTATAACAATATCATCTTCTAAAAGGAAAATATAATCACAGTCTTTAAGGTATCTTAGTGCTTGGTTTTTAGCCTTACCAACACCTTGTTTAGGTGGTGTGTTGTTATGGGTTTTTAATTTACCACCTTCAATTTGTTTTTCCCCGTCGTTAATAATATAAAAATTAGAAACAGAAATACCCTCTAAAGACTTGATTAATTTTTTAAGATAATCAGGCCTATCACAAGTTATAATTCCAACTCCAATTTTAGTGCTCATTTACTGTTTGAGAAATTCTATAAAGATCAATACATTTATCAAGAATATCTTTTTTAGGCACGGGTGTATCTAAAAGGTTGACAAATTCGTGTAATGCTGTATCAATGTCAATACTAACTTCATTTAATTCTGTAGCTGATAATTGTACTGACTCAAAAATATTAAAATCGGTTCTTACGTGTTTCGGTTTGTATTGATTAAATTTCGAAAGCATTAAGCTAAGAACCTGCTCATTAACACTTCTATCAACACAAAGACTCACAAAGTTATTAGATAGCTCTTCTGAGATATTCTCTAACGCAATTTTGCTATCTAAGAGATCTGATATCTTAATTTTTTTATGCTTTGGTGTTATATTATTTTCGATAAGTTCTAAAGATAAGTCATCAGTATCAAGAATAGTAAATCCCTTAACTTGCTCTCTATCACCAAAGTCTAGTTCATGAGGTGAGCCGAGATAAAGAATCGATTTACCGTTTGTATACTTTCTATGATCTCGGCAATGGAAATGCCCAGTAATGACAAGTTTTGTTTTATCAAGTAACGATTCACTTTCAATACCGTGGTCGCAAACCTTATGAGCGTTCATCTTGAAGTTAAGAATCTCAAAATGCCCGATGACTACATCACAGGGTGGTATTTCTTCAACTGGTACCCCCCACGGACAGAAGCTAAAAACTTTACCGTTAAGATTGACGGTTTTAAGCTCTTTAAAAACTGTTACGTTCTTATACCCATCAAGAATAGAAATAGAGTTAATATCTGACTTATCTTTATAATAACAGTCATGGTTACCGGTGATAGTAAGAATATTATAATTCTTTAGAATATCAAAGAACTGATAGGCGCAGTGAATAGTATTAACACCAATTTCGTGTCTATTATGAAAGATATCACCAGCAATAATAATATCTTTTATACCACGTAATTTAAGCTCTTTATCAAACCATCTTGCGAAGTCTAAAGCGATATTATGCCAGGTTTGAGAGTTTTGATGAACCCCTAGATGTATATCTGATATACAGGCTACTTTGTTAGAACTAAAATGCATTACTGATTTTCAACTCGGAAAGAGTCATCGTACTCACTATCAAACTTTGTATTCTTTTGAAAAGGTATTTGACCAGATTCTGTAAGAAGTGAGTAAACTTCTGTCTGATAGCGGTGAATTGTGTCGTGTTCTTTCTTTTCTTTCTTAATACGGTTTTGGAAAGCTCTGTAAGCGACTTTAGTAAAATATGAGAACGGATTATAGCCTGATTTGCATTTAAAGCGCTTACGAGTGAGTGCTGTAATCATTTTAATAATAGCATCCCCGATCATTTCTTCCTTATATGAGTAATTGATAAAGTTTTGTGCATAACCGAGACGTGTAGCGATCTTTTGAATCATATCAGCTAGGTCAGAGGGAATATCTATACCTCCTTCATCGTAATAACGGATAATAAGATTCTCCATTTCAATAGGATCAACATAGTTAGGTTTAAGCTCTTCCTTTGTACGACGAACTCTTTTCTTTTTAACTTTTGGTTCTGAATCCCATAAAGATGAAAAATCTTCTTCATTAGGGTCGTTTTTAAAGTCTTCGTCTTTAATTTTTCTTCTACGAATCATAAGGCGATAATATAGTAAAGTAAATAAAAATCAAGGCTCTGTTAGCTCAGTTACTGAATAAGGTATTTGTTCTCTATCGTAGAGAGCTAAGCGTTCAGTGACATGCTTATTACCGTAACGGAGATTATCCCAAATATCGAAAATTGTAGCGCGCTTTTTACTAGCATGTTTTCTTAACGATCTACCAATAGACTGAATAATTTTTATTCGAGCTTTTCCAATAGCAGCAAAAATAATATTATGAAGATTTTTAATATTAATGCCGGTTGAAAAGATCTTTGAAATAGCAATACAAGCTACATTGTCTTGTTCTTCCATTAACTTACGGATCATTTCTCTTTCTTCAATCTCTACTGCACCGTGAACGAAGTGAACCGCTTTGTCAGTATTTTCTTGAAGTACTTTTAAGAGCTCTTCTCCATGGGCTATTCTGTCTACCATTATGAGAGTATTTTTATCAGCTTTATTAACAAGCTTAGTTATAATATCGTTTCTAAACTTATTTGTTTGCAGCCAGGTTATTTCTTCTTCATATCCTGCTGTAGGGTTATGCATAGAAGGTACTGTAAATTGAGGAATATTACTGTAATTTAATTTTAAAGCGGCTACATGTACTTGAGATATATATTTTTGCTCCCTAAGATCAGCTGACTGTTTAAAATAAATTACTCTGCCTATCTTCCCGAATATGTTCCATTGGTCGATTTTATTGTCTGGCAGAGTTCCTGTAAGTCCGTAGCGAAATAGTGCAGGAATTTGCTCCACCACTTTATTAATTTTGTTTCCATAACGAATTTTATGTACCTCGTCTATAACAAGTAATTTTATATCTTTGAGTAAAGATAGGTCTTGTTTTTCAGAAAGTAAAATTTGTGCATTTGAAATTACTATCTTAGCAGTCTTATCTGGTTCTATTGAACCAGTCCACTTGGTAATTTCCTCTTCAGGTATTCCATACTCAAGGAAGTCTGAGTAGGTTTGTGCTACAAGTTGAATATCAGGTACAAGAATTAAAGTCTTACAATCATGCTGAGCCTGAATAGATTTAACAAGCAAAGCAATTACAAGTGTTTTACCAGCTGAAGTTGGTAATACAATTACTCCTGATTTATTTTTAATAGCTGCTAGAACTGACTCCTTTTGGTAATCTCTTGGATCAAGATTTAATTTTACAAGCTCTTCTTTTAGAGTTGGAATAGTTATAACATCTCTAAACTTATCAGTAAGTTCTATATTAAACTGTATGTCTTGTGTTTTTAAGAACTCAAGAATCGAAGATAGTAATCTTGGCTCAAACCTGCCCTGAGGTGTTATTGCATACTGCCTTGTCTGGGGTCTGTAGCCAATAGCGTAACGGCGTTTGAAGACTTGTTGTTTGTCTTCAACCGAGAAGTGTTCTCGAATATTAGGAAGATAGTCTGAAACTATTATACCTTTTTTACGAGAAGTATCATAATCAAACGTTACATTTACCATTAAACTTATGTGGTTTCCATGCGGACTATTTCAATAAGGTTTCGAATATCAAATCCAATTGACCTAAAATTAGTTTCAATTTTTTCGAGGTATTCTATTACTAAACTATGCTCAGCTATTTGATCATCGATTTTTATAATTACGGGATGATTTTGTTGAGCTTGTTCTAAAGTTTTAGGATTAAGACCGACAGGTGATTCATGCTCGAGCTTATCGGCAATTTTTTTCTGAGCTTCTTTTCTGAGCTTTTTAAGTTTTAAAATTTCTTGTTTGTGGTACATGAGACGACCGACCCAGTAGTGACGCGTTGCCGGCAAGTCCATTTGAACCTGCTTCATATTAAACTCATCTACAGTAACGTATTTTTTGATCTCTTCGTTATATTTTTCTATTAACGAAATAACTGACTGTTCTTGGTCTTCCATAATTAGTACCTTTTATAATAGCTTCTTTTAGGTAAGAAACAACTTAAATAATAAATAATGCAATCATTTAAACAATTTTTAGCTGAAAAAGAAGAAAAGCGTAGATTAGATCCTAAATGTTGGAAGGGTTATCGCAAACAAGGTACTAAGCTTAAAGACGGTACTAGAGTAAATAAGTGTGTTAAAGTAAACAAATGATTAATTTAGAACAAATAGTTTTAGACGTTTTGAATGAAGAAAATGTAGCAGGAGGGGCTGCATCAGCTTTTGGTTCAGGGGTTCAGTCTACAGCTACTCAATTTTCAGGGGATAACTATGCTCCTGGAGATGCGCGTATTCCTAAAAGTATATTTGGTGGTATAGTTACTCGTAGAGGATTAATTAAAGGCAAGAAAAAGCGTAAAAAGAAACGCTGATTCTGCTTTTATGGATACAGGTCATTGGCTTATTAACGAGAATGTTAGCGTACATGAAGACATGTTTGGCTTCATTTATGAAATAACTAATAAGGTTAGTGGTAAGAAATATATTGGTAAGAAGCAATGTATCCATAAAATTAAACGTAAACCACTCAAGGGCAAGACACGTAATAGAATTGATCATAAAGAATCAGATTGGAAGACCTATACTTCATCATCTAACGAATTAAACGAAGATATTCAAAAGCATGGTAAAGAAAACTTCGAATTTCGTATCTTGAAGGTTTGTGGTTCTAAATGGGAGTTAGCTTGGGAAGAAGCTAAAGAACAAATAAGCAAAGACGTTTTGCGAAGAGATGATTATTATAATGGTATTCTGAACCTTAGAATCGGGACTCCTCCTAAGAGTCTCCTTAAATAATACATAATGGAATTGATTGACGAAAAGAAAGTATCTGCTTTTAAACCAGTTTCAAGATGTTTATATTGTAATTCTACATCTTACGGCAAAGGTTGTAGATTTGCGCCTAAAGGGGTACATTTTCATCCTTCAGACCCTAAAAAATGTTCATATTGCGGGTCACCATCTTTTGGTAAAGGGTGTAAGTTAAATCCATTTTCAGATATTCATCTTCATGGTATTGATTATAATAAAATGTTTAACGAATCTTTAAGAAATAAATTTTTAACTCAACAACTCAATAAAGACTTTACAGACTTCGAAGCTTACAAACTTGGTATTATAAACAAAAAAGGTGACAAAATAAAAGAGCCAATAACTGAACAAGAGAGAGCAGCTTATTCACCAGAAACAAAAACAATTCTTAAGATTAAAAAATATCTCGGTTCAAAGTTAGATCTTATAAATCAGACAGCAATCTTAGAAAATGCTTCTAAGACCGAATACAATAAAGAAACTCATAAAACGTTTTTAGAGTATGAGCAAAAGATTAATAATATTTTTGCCCAACTTCATGAAACAGCTGATAATGCTCTAAAAGATGGCTTGACCCTAGAGCAAGTTCAGGCATTATTACAATAATGCATTTTAAAGAATATTCAAAGTCTCGTGTTTGTGGCATAGATTTTTATCCCTACTTTGTAGAGGCTCTCAAAGAGTCTTACGGCTTCTGTAAAAAATATAAGATCCCTTATTCATTTAAATCTAAAGATATTCAAAAGTTCTTCTATCATTACTGCCTTGAGAAGTTCTGTTATGGGTATCAGAAATGTAACTCTAAGTACCCAAAAGCCCTTGTTGTATATCCTCTACCAAAAGAAGTAGGGTTTACCGATAAACATTTACAAAGTGTACTCAAAGTACTACCTGTACCCTGGGTTAAAGTTCGTCAATTTGATTCACCGGATACTGAATACGCAGTACAGAGAGCCCTATCTAACGGTAAACTCGTGAGCTCGAAGCTGGAAAAGTTCTTGAATAAGAATTCTCTTATTAATTTCCAAAAGAAAAATAAAAAATCTAAAACTTTTTCCCTTGGTACAGTTGATCTTTCTGAGACACTGAATAAATAAATTAAAAGAATTTTAAAGCCTTCGCCAAATACGCTGAGAACATTACTGTTCTAGATTAAATAATACATATGAGTAAATTTGATGCCGTTTTAAAGAGAATTGAAGAACAGATGCCGATCCCACAGCAACAGCCATCTACCGCCACACAGCCAAAACCAGCTGGGGCTACATCACAACCGGCTACACAACAAAAGCCTGCTCTTAATCCAACACAACAACAAGAGGTTGAGAAATTAGCTGATCAATTAGCTAAGATTAACGATCCTAATAAAATCAAAGAAGTACTCGCTACAATTATGCAGGGCGTAACACATCCCCAAAATGGAGTAGGAGCTCAGACAAAAGCTGTATAATGGACAAAGTAATTGTCAATTTAATTAAGATTCAAAACCAGCTTCGGATCCTACATTGGCAGACTCTCTCTTATGCTGCTCATAAAGCATTAGGTAACGCTTATAGCGATCTAGACGATTTAATTGACAGTTTAGTAGAAGTACATCAAGGCAAATACGGAAGACTTCAGTTTGAGACTCCTATTGATTTAGGTCTAGTCAATCAAGATGAGATCGATCTTGAAGACATTCTTATTCAGTTAAACGATTATCTATCTGGCCCGTTTACTGAAATGCACGACCCGGTCAAAGATACCGATTGTCTTAATATTAGAGACGAAATCCTAGCTGTTGTTAATAAATTACGCTATCTCCTAACGCTTAAATAATAGAGCGTTATGATCGAACAAGCTTTTAATAGCTTTTATAAAGACAGTACTAGTAAATACCTTGTTATTGAACAACAAGAAGGTATTATTAAGCATCTCACTCATTTAGAAGAACTTATTCTCACGCGTCAAAAAGAAGGACTTGATACAGCACTCTCATTTATTAATGCTCTTACAGATGCTTTTAACGGCAACGCTGATTCCGGTGTTTTTACAACAGTCAAATACGACGGAGCTCCTGCTATAATTTGCGGATATAACCCTGAAAATAATAGGTTTTTTGTATCTACAAAGAGTATAGCAGCCAAGACACCAAAAATTAACTACACAGTACAGGATATTCAGACAAATTATGGCCAAGCACCAGGATTAGCTGAAAAGATGAAAATGGCTCTTTTATATCTTTCAAAGGTTATAAAGTCTAATGTTTATCAGTGTGACTTTATGTTTGATAGAGCAACACTCAATCAAATAGACTTTCAAGGGGAGAAACTAGTCACATTTAAACCTAATACCATTACATATGCTGTTGAGGCTGATTCAGAGCTCGGTAAAAAAATTCAAAATGCTCAAATCGGTGTTGTTTTTCACACCCGTTATACTGGACCGTCTTTAACCCAGCTTTCAAAGTCAGCCGACGTTAATGTTACAGAATTCAATCAGACTCCAGAAGTTTGGTTCGATGATGCTAAATTTAAAGATGTTTCTGGTACCGTGACATTAACGGATGATGAAAAAAGAATGGTAATTGAAACAATTAATTCAATACAAAAAGCTTCAGGTGTAACAGACTGGACTGCTCTTCCTAATAATTTTTATATTTTAGCTAATACATTTATTAATACGCTCATTCGTCAAGGTAAATTTGTCGAAGATCCAGAAGAAGCTTTTAATGAGTTTATAAGCTGGTACAGTACTAGAATGGATAAAGAGGTTGATAAGATGAAGACTGAAGCTGGTAGACAAAAGAAAATAGATGCTAAAAATAAAACAGTTCAATTCTTTAATACTAACAAAATGTCTGTAGTTAACATTTTTAATATAACAAAGAAATTAGCTGACCTTAAAAAAATATTTTTTAACAAGTATTCTTCAGCAATTAAAACAAAACAGTTCTTAACCCAGCCTGACGGTACACTTAAAGTAACCCCTGGTGAAGGATTCGTAGCTGTAGACAAAGTTGGCAACATGGTAAAGCTTGTCGACAGATTAGAATTTTCTAGAGCTAATTTTGCTATTTCTAAGGAGGATAAATTTAAATGATAGCCTTTAATAGCTTCTTTACTGAACAGACAAGAGAGGGTAAAGTAGTAGTAATTTTTCCAGGTCGTTTTCAACCCGCACATAAAGGACATGCCGGGCTTTATAATTCTTTAAAACAAGAGTTTCCTAATTCAGACGTTTATATTGCTACTTCTGAGAAAGTAGATGCATTATCTCCTTTTACGTTTGAAGAGCGTAAATTTATTTTACAAAAACTAGGTATACCTGGAGATAGAATTGTAAAGGTAAAGTCTCCTTACGTGGCTAAAGAAATTTCTGAAAAATATAATCAAGATAAAGATAGTCTTGTATACGCTTTATCTGAAAAAGACGCTTCTAGAATTTCATACACCAAAAAAGACGGCTCACCTGGCTACTTTCAAAGGTTAGAAGATGCTAATCAGCTTCTACCTATGAAGGATAAAGGCTATGTTAAAGTAGCTACAGTTAACCCTTTTAAAGTGTTAGGTAAAACAGTCACTGGGGCTACTCAAATAAGAGACATGTATAAACATATTTCAGATCAGGAAAAAAAACAAATTATCGTCGACCTGTACGGTAAGTTTGACGAAGATATCTATAACTTGTTTAATAAAAAGTTGAAATAAGTTCTAAAGTTAGTATAATACCGCTATATGAAAAATAGTAGTACGGTAATCTTAGAACTCAAACAAGATGAGGCAAACATGCTCTTAGAAGCCCTTTTGTTTGCTTCTTCTGTTAACGTCGGAGCTGACTGGACAGAAAAAGATATTAATAAAATGGTATCTTTATCTAAAAAGCTTAAACGCAGCTTGAATGGCTCAACTAAATTAGATAATATTGTATTTTATCAAGAAGAGAATTATGAAGACTCTTGGACTCAATCAGTCTTTAATTTCTTTAAGAAAGACTTAAACGTAATTCCTTTACAGCAGGCTTAATGACAACATTTGAATCAACAAAAATTATAGAACTCGGTTCTTGTGCATTTAGACAATGGAGAGCTGAAGGTACACATTGTAGGTTTATTCATGGCTATCGCCTTATGGCTAAATTCTGGTTTGGTTGCACGGGGTTAGATGATAAAAACTGGGTTATTAACTTTGGCGGTTTAAAAGATGTCAAAAGAGTTTTACAGGATCAATTTGATCACACTCTTTGTATTGCAAAAGATGACCCATTGCTCGAGCATTTTAAAGAATTAGACCAACTTGGTGGCTGTGTTCTTAAAATTATGGATGGGGTCGGTATTGAGAAGACTGCTGAGTGGTGCTTTAAAGCAGTTGATCCCATGATACGAGAAATGTCAGTCGGTAGATGTTGGGTTAACAAAGTAGAAGTATGGGAACACGAACTTAATAGTGCAATTTATGAAAGATCAGCTTGAAATTATAAACGCAAAGTTCGAAAAAATTATACCTAAAAACGAAAAAGGCGGTTTTTGGGGCGGTCTGTGGCAGTTTTTATCTTTAACAGTTGTCTTGATTTTTTGTGCGTTCTATTTATTATTTTTTAATCCTTTGGGTTGGATAGCTATTGTACTTTGCACATTACTTTACAAATTTGTTATTGGAGGATAATTTATGATTGATATTAATAAAGAAACATTGTTCCTATCTGATGATTTAGTATTTTATACTATTGAAGGTGAAGGTGAGTTTATTGGACAGCCCTCTGTGTTTATGCGCATGTCAATGTGTAACTTGACCTGTATCGGATTTGCTTCAGAAGATTCACCAAACGGATGCGATTCCTTTGTCTCATGGTCAGTAAAGAATAGAAAGACCTTTGCTGAAATATTTCAGATGATGGAAGACAATAACTATGTCGAGCATCTTCGCAATAGTGCTATTTTAAAACTAACGGGCGGAGAGCCTTTTATACAAGAAAAACAGCTTCTTAAATTTATTGAAGCGTTTGTAGAAAAGTATGACTTTATACCTCGTATTGACTTTGAAACTAATGCTACTTTAACTCCTTCTAAAGCTTGGAGAGAATTATATAAAGCTACATTTACTACTTCACCTAAACTTTCTTCTAATGGAGATCCCGAAGAAAAGACCTATAAACCTGAAGTGCTTAAATGGCATGTTGAACATGGCTCAGGGTTTAAATTTGTTGTAACCTCTGATAAAGATATTGAAGAGATTTGGCGCAAATATGTTAACGACTATGAGGGTATTAATGTACCCTTACATCGTATTTGGTTTATGCCTTGTTGCGGATCACGAGATGAACATATTCAAAATGCAGCTGCTGTAGCTGAATATGCTAAAGCAATGCACGTTAATTTTTCTCCGAGATTGCAGTTGGTAATTTGGGATAAAGCCCTTAAGGTATAACGATGAAAATTGCATTCATGGGTACCCAGTGTAACGGGAAAAGTACACTAATTAAAGAGTTTTGTAAGCGTTGGCCGATGTACAAGGAGGTCAAATCAACGTACCGTAAACTCATTAAGACGGGTAAAATTACTAACAACGAAGACGGTACGGCAGAATCTCAGAGAGCTATTCTTGATGCAATTATTGATGACACCCAAAAAGCTTCCGCGGAAGGTAATGAATTTTTAGTATTTGATCGCTGTGTTATTGATAATATTGTTTATTCTCTCTGGCTTAACGAAAAGGGTAAAGTATCTGATGAGTTTATTATGGACACAAAACGAATTGCCTTTGAAGCAATTCGTATTTTTGATATTATCTTTTATGTTCCTTTAAGAGAAGAAATTAAAATAGTTCCTAAAAAAGGTCGTGCTGTTGACCCTGTTTATCGTCAAGAAATCGATAATCTTTTTAGAGCTGTTGTTGGAACATACGAAAAACAGCAAGGTATATTCTTTCCTAAAGAAGATTGTCCAGCTGTTATAACCTTAGAAGGTCCTCCTGATTTACGTATTGAACAAATACCATTGTATATTAAACCGTCCGGTAAATTCTTTGATGAAGAAGACGGATCTCTACTAGCTAATATGTGATTTGTATTAAATAATAATACTATCACTATGTTTAATTTTGAAAAAATAGTACATTTAGTTCTAGAGCAACCTAAACCTACGCCAACCGCTACACCCACTGGTGCACCACCCCTACCGCAGACAAATATAGTGTTTCCTGGTTGGTTTAAAGACATTTTAGCTAAACATAAAGAACTTGGTTTAGGGGAAGTTACTGAAGCTGATGTTAATAAAATATTCCCTATTGTTACTAAAGGTTATATTGCAGGTCAAGATGCACGTGTAGTTGGAAAAAATATTTTAATTTTAGATATTTTAAAAAATTTATGGGAGAGTGCTTCACCAAAACCTGCTAAAAACTTACGAGATTTTTTTAATAACAAAAGCGTTAACAAGAACGGCGCTCAAGAGAGAGATGTTATTGTAAAATATGCAAATAAAAATCAATGGGACGTGACAAATGGACTAGTAGCTAATGCTCTCGGAAAAGAGCCAGGTAAAAGTCGCTTAAATTACGCAACTCAAGCTTTAGGTGCAATTGCAGCATTTGGCGGAGCTAAACTTTACGGTTAATATGTCTAAATTTGAGCAACTGGTAGAGAGTTTCTTTCCAACAACTATGAAAGTTGTTACAAGGGTTCGCTATCCAAAACAAATTCAATTTTCTGAAAAATTTTTAAAATCTCTTAAAGAGGAATTTTCAAGACTGCAAATGATTGAAGAAGCAGAAGCCGAAACAGAAGTTAAACCTATTCGTAATTACAAAGATAAATTTCTTAAGGCTATCAACTTCTGTGTAAGTAACCTCAAGTAACTTTTTGCTTCATTAAAGCTTCAACTCCCGAGTAGGAGTTCTGTACAATAAACTTATAAGGTAATTCGTCTAAACAAAGATTACAGCAAATCTCGTTAATATCTTTATACTTCTTAAGCTCTTTAGGCCATACAAAGAGCTTTTTATTTTGTTTAATAAGATTTTTAATCTTCTTAGACATCTCTTTATTGTTCTTGTCGTTGTCGTAAACATAGATAATTTCTTTATCGACACACTTCTTAATAAAAGCTTCTTGTTTATCGGTCATTGAAGAACCTCCGACTGCTACAGCATTTTTAACAAACATAGCATCAATAGGTCCTTCAAAGATAAAGATATAAGGGATATTATTATCTATATTGTTTTCGCCATAAAGACTCTTCTCTCCGTACTTTGTTAGATATTTTGGATATGTATCACCGTCGAGAGTTCTTGATTGATAAGACTCTATCTTGCCAGACTCCCCATAAAAAGGAATTATAAGCCGATTTTTATGTACTTTATCTTTAAAAGAAACATATAAAGATTTTGGCTTATTAACAGCACTGAACAATCTTCTTGTTTGACAGTAATCAATTACCTTCTTAACAAATTTATTATCTTTATAGAACTCAACCTGTTTAGAGTCACAGATGTCAATAGAATCATCAGGTATTGAGGGTATTTCGTATACCTTTACAGCTTCACTTTGTTTAGCTATTTTATTTTGTATTTCAGCTGATCCGTGAAAGTTTTTTGTCTCTTTTAAAATCTCAGGAATAGTTTTCTTTGTTACTTCATGTATCCATGAAAGCTCGTTCCAAGACTTAGAACAGTTAAAACAATAAAAATAACGATCGTCGGGAAAGTAAAATAAACGGCGCTTACGACCGGCTGAGCTACCTTCCCCGCACACACAACACTCTGCGTTATACGTTCTTTGATACTTCTTGTACGTCGGTCTCTTACAGTAAGAGTAGAGAGCTTGTATGACGTAATCTTGAGGTAGTCCTTCCACCTCTTTATTATATAGGCTTAGGCGCCAGCAGCAATATCTCTCTGTCTTTTAGCAGAGTTGATAATAAAGCCCTTAAGAATCTCAGATAACTGCCTTGACTGTTCAGCTAATTTAATAATATCTGAAGATGTTTCACGAGAAATGCCTTGAAACAAAGATCCGGCTCTATCCATATCAGTTACCATTTGCTGTAATGAGCCAGTGTCAACACCGTTTAAAGTATCAGCAAATTCATCTAATTTCATAATGAAATTTTTAATAGAACCAGCATCTCCAGCTGGTTGAGCAACGGGAGCTGGCTCAACGTCGTAATTATCAGGAACTGGAATTCCATCTGATTCAGCTTCTGGTGTAGGTGTTTCGTCTGCTACAGGTGCAAGATCATCTTCCGGTAAAGCTACTTCGTCTTGTTCGGTAAGAAATACTGTTTTATAAAGACTATCAAATTTCATAATGTATTATAAGTATATTTATGGGAGATTTACTACTTTTTGTAAACTTAGTGTGTTTAGTACTTACAATTATGATTGTATGGTTTAAATCAGCTGCTTTTGTAGAATATAGTAAACTTTTAGGTCTGAGCTGTCTTCTTTTAGGTTATGATAAAGACCCAAATAACCTTACTTTTACACAGTATTTGTATGTAAAATCAAGAACACTGTTTAAATGCTCTATTTGTAGATTTTTAGTAGCGTTAATTACTTGCCCGCTATGTTTAGGTGTATGGCTCAGTATTGGTGCTGCTTGTATTTACGGATCAATTTTATTAACACCTGTTTTTTATATTACAATACTATTCGGCTACTTCTTGCTGGACAGGGTTATTGGTTAAGTATTCAACCATTAAAGCTAGACATTCATTTTGAAGATAATCTAGTTCGATTATCTTGTAGTTTTCGTTATTAACTGAAAACCAAACAACTTTAAGTTTATCTATCTCAATCTTCGCGTACTTTTGTATAAAAATTTTATATAATGATAGCTGTAATGAGTAAATATTTAGTTCACATTCGTCAAGATGCTGAACCGGGTATTGAAGTTTTTTATCAAACTCAGAAACTAGGCTAAATCTTTTGTTAGTCTTAAAGTCAAAAATTTCGTACTTTTCAGTCTCTGAATTATACACAAGCATATCAAGCATACCACAGATTCTAGTGTCTTCCAAATCACCAACAACAAATTCATTCTTAATAGGTATAATGTAGTCCTTAGTATCATTATAGAAGTTCATGAACTGTTTGACAAGAACTTTAAGGTTTCCATACATCTTATCATGTAAAACATCCCCGAGAATAGCTTTTGCTAAATCTCTATCGTAAGGTTTAACTTTGTTTTGATAAAAATTATCAATATAGTTGTGAAGAGTTGAGCCTTGATACGTAGCCATTTGGTTATTTTTTTTCCAAACGAGTTTCATCTCTTCAGGAGAAAAGCCAAATTCTTTAGCTTTAATCTTAGACCACTTTTCTTCGTCAAATGGCTCTTTAACAGAGCTAACTAAACCAGTAACGGATACCTTAGCAGAAGGTTGACCGTCAATTTTATACGAGTGTTTATCGTCGTAAAAGGTGATCCGGTCAAATACTTTTAGCTTTTTGAGATCTTCTAGCATGAGGCTTTCGTTTGAGATTTTTAATTGGACAAGCGCAATTGTCTTTTAGTATACAGGCCTCACAACCTAAATCAAGATAGATATCTGGTCTCCAGCAGGCAAACTGTGTAACCTTTTCGCACATTTCTTTATTTTTTAACAGGCTAATAGGTTCAGAACCTTTCCACTGCATTATAATAGGCTTATTTTTATACTCTTCAGCTATCTTCTTTTGTCGCTTGCGATCTACAGCGTCCTTTGATTTAAACTTTTTGACGTAGCACTTCAGTATGTGAAAAGGAATTGGTTTTGTTTCCTTACATTTGTACTGTTTACGAATTTCTAACTCCGAACTACCTTTAGATAGTAATTTACGAGCATCCCGAGAGATAAAGTAATTAATGTAATCCTCAGAGTCATCGAACTTAAGCTTTTTAGCCTGTTTATCAACCCTGGCTCTTGGTTGCTTAGGAATTACTTCCCCTGTTAGTATGCAAACAAGATCTACTCGCTTTTGACGTTTTTGTTTTACTGCGGCCATTTTGTAATATATTGCTTAATTAATCATAATATGCCAGCAAAATCAGAAAAACAAAGAAAGTTCTTCGGAGCTGTGATGGGCGCTAAGAAAGGTCAAAAGGGTGTTTCTGGTGCAGCTAAAGAAGTTGCTAAAGAAATGCCTAAGAAAGAAATTAAGAAGTTTCTTAAGAAAGAATCACTTACCTTTGACGAGCTTGTTAAATCGGTTCTCAGCTGATTTTAAATCCGAGTAAGTCCACCCGAGAAGTCCCCATTGAGAGGAACCAGGGTAGACTTCAGCTGCAGCAATTTTAGATCCGCCAATTTCGTAGCCATTGTGAGATTTGATCTCAACAACTTCGTAGTTTTTTGACCCGTTTTTAATTTTATCATTTTGCTGCTCGTAAATTGCAAAATTACCTTTACGGGTAACTTGAGAGTAGTTAAAGCCTTTTTTACTAAATTTAGTTTCTAATTTTTTCATGATGTCAGTATAACAGGAACCCGGTTCTGAGTCAAGAAAAAACCGGGTTCATGATGTTCTACTACTTACCGATTAGCGAGCGCGGCGAGTGTTGCGGATCTTAGCGAAACGGCCATTGTTATCGCGAACGCTATGAAAGCGTTGGCGAAGAATAGCCGTGTTCGAGCGATCAACAAACCCGAGGAACTCATAGCGGGTAGTATCGAGATAGTTCTCAACGATGCAAGACTTAACATTCTTAGGCGCATTGGCTGGAATGTAGAAGTTAGCGATTTCGTCAAGGCCCATCGTCGTGATGGTTGTGTTTGTGTTTTTCATGACAGGTTTAATAATAAATGCGGTTTTTAACATTTCAACTATTTTTTAAAAGAATCCCATTCTTTTTTCCTCGACCAGCTCCTTAGTAGTAAGAGTATCAGGTTCCTGAGTGTTGAATATTTCTGCTAGAGACATTGGTTCTTTAGC